CGTCGCGGTTATTGATCCATTAACTAACAAACAAGTTTTTGTTTCTCGTGAGGAAGCGTTGAGCAAAAGGATGACTCCCGCTGCGGCAATGGAAGGTTTGCCGCCAAAAGAAATTCAAGCGCGCGAAGCTAAGTTCCCCGCCGCTACATCTGCGGTCAAGACGTTTGAGTCAAGCGCAGAAAAATTAGCTGCTGACTTGGAAAGATTGGCGACTCATCCTGGCTTGTCTGGAATTTCAGGTTTGATTTATGGCCGCACACCTGCGGTCACCAAAGAAGCGCGGGCAGCGCAAGCGTTGTACGACAGTATTGTTGCTCGCGGCGGCTTTCAAGAATTGCAAAACATGCGCGCATCATCGCCAACTGGCGGCGCGCTGGGCAACGTATCAAACCAAGAAGGTCAATACTTGCGTGATGCCTTTGCGCCTATCAATCGTACGCAAGACACCGCCGATTTGAGCAGATCGTTAACAGAAGCGGCTAACGCAACTAGATCATCCAAACAACGTGTGCGTGAAGCATACGACATGACCTATGATTACAAAAATCAAGGCGGGGCAACCGCGCCCGCTGCTGGAGGCAAGGTTGTTGACTTTGGGAGCCTAAAATAATGGATGTTCGCCTGCCTGACGGCACAGTCATAAAAAATGTCCCCGATGGCATGTCTAAGGCTGACCTCACGGCCAAGCTGAAAGCCAACGGGTACGATGTTGCTAAATTGGAAGCGCCTGCGCCAGCGCAGCCATCAGAAATCCCCGCGCCTCGTGCAGAACCTACTACATACGAAAAAGTGCGTGAGTATGTTGCTCCAACTGTAAGCGCGTTAGGCGCGGCAGGTGGGGCCGCGCTTGGTACTCCGCTTGGCCCTCTGGGCATGGTTAGCGGTGCTGGCTTAGGCTATGGCATGGCGCAAGAGGCGCTTAACTTGGCGGACATTTATGTGGGCGGCAAAGCACCTCGTCAAGGCGCGGCGGCTGTTGTTGAGCCACTAAAAAATGTTGTTGAAGGTGCAACCTATGAAGCTGGTGGCCGTGTTATAGCCCCCTACATTGGTAAAGCAATTGGCGCTGTAGCTGATTTGCGCCAGATCCCATTGCAAAAAGCCGCAAAGATTGCCAAAGGTGCTTTGGGTGATGACCTGCCGCAAGTTCTGAACGCTCTTCGCAACGCGTCTCCAGATGTCAGCGCCGCTCAAGCCACTGCGGGCATCACCAACCCAACATGGCAAGCATTGATTGAACGCCGTTTGGCCAGTGACCCGAAGTTTGTGTTGAACCTGAAAAACATGAACGAGGCTGAAGGCGTCAATGCGTTGGCCAAATTGGCTGGGGGTGCGACTGCTACTGAAGCGCGGGGCACGTCTGAAGTGGCTAAGAAAAATCTTAACGTCATTACCACCCCAATGCGAGAAGCTTCGCTTGGCCGCGCCAACTTGGGCAAATACGTGGCCGATGAAGCCGCCGCCCGTGAAGCAAATGATTTGGCTGTTGCTGTTGGTTCTGGTGGCCAAATTGACCCAGTTCGGTTTGCTACTCAATCTGCTGGTGCTGAAAAAGCTTTGCGTTCGGTCGGCGTCAAGCCGCTGGAAAGCGGTGCGTTGGCTGACAAAATATCCGCCATTCCTAAAAACCCATCGTTGGCCGAAAACGATTTGATTGAAGGCGCTGCAACCAATGTTGCCAACGCCATTCGTAAGTGGTCAGAAAATGGCGTGATTGACGCCAACGCGTTGGAAGCCATTCGCAAAAACGCAGTGGATGCCGCAATTGCCAAATTGCGCCCAGGAGCTGATGCAACAACTCAGCGCAACGCCGCCGCATCGGTGATGACCAAGATCAAACCTTTGATTGATGACGCGATTGAAAGCGCTGGCGGCGCTGGCTGGCGCGATTACTTGGCCACCCATGCCAAAGGTATGCAACAAATTGCGGAGAAGAAACTTTCGGGCGAAGCACTTAACCTGTACAAAACCAACAAAGACGCTTTTGTGCGGTTGGTGCAAGGCGAGTCGCCTGAAGCGGTTGAAAAGGTTCTTGGCCCTGGTAGTTACAACATTGCCAAAGAAGTCAGCGACAACACACTTAACGTGCTGCAAGACCAAGCAGCCAAGGTAATCCGCGACGCCAACATCAAAACTCAAGTGGCGGGTGGTCAAGACGCACTCAAAGAATTGATGCTGCAAAACTTGTCCAAGTTTCGTTTGCCGTCTTACATTACCGCTGTGGCCGCGACAACCAACAAGGCCATGCAAATTCTTGAAAACAAGATAGGCACAAAGACGATGGGGCTGTTGACCGAATCGTTTAAAACACCTGGCGCAACCGCAGATTTGCTGGAAACTTTACCTGGCGCTGAACGTAACCGCGTGGCAAAACTTTTGTCCGACCCAAAAAGCTGGGCACAAAAAGCCGCCGCGCCTGCAACGCTAGGCGCAACAAACGCCCTTGCACCGGCTCAACAAAACCAAAACGCTCTTGCACCATGACTGACGATACTTCAACCAAACTGGCGGTGCATGAGGCCGTCTGCGCTTCACGCTACACGGCGATTGAGAAGTCATTCACCGAGGGCGACAAGCGCATGACGCGCATTGAGTATTTGCTGTACGTGTTAATCGCTGCCGTTTTGCTCGGCCCAGGCTTTGCCGGTGAGCTGGTCAAAAAAGTATTGGGGCTGTAAATTGACCCGATCAGCATTCTCTTTGCTGCCAACGCTTGCGTTGCCGCCATCAAGGAAGGATGTGAACTCTACAAGCAAGCCAAGACCTCATTCATGGAGGTCAAGTCCACTGTTGAAGAAGCTATTGGTGTTGCCAACGAGGTCAGAGGATTCTGGGCCAAGCTCTTCAGAACCAAAACAAAGCCTGTGGCGCAAGCGGCGCGAAAAAAGGAAAAGTATGTAGCCGTTGACGAAACCAAGGTCATGGCTGATGTCGTTAAGCAGCTCACCGAGTTCTTCAAACTTCAAGAGCAACTTGCCGCACACATAAGGGAAGAGGAAGAACGCTCGAAGACCATTTACGACCCCAACGCCAACCTGATGGAAGCCGCGCTTAATCGTGTGATGGCGCTAGACCAGATGGCGGCGCTGGAAGTGACGATCAGGGAAACGATGGTGTACCAAAGCCCACCCGAAATGGGCGCGCTGTACAGCAAGGTGTTTGAGATGCGGGATGTCATATCAGAGGAACAGGAAAAGGCTAGACTAAAACAGGAGGCGAAGAAGAGGCAAGACGCATGGCTACACAGGCAAGAAGAAAGAAACCTGCAAGCAAAACTGGGGGCAATGGCGGCGACTTCTATATTCCTCCTTTACCTGTGGTCGTGGCTCCTGTTCGTCAGTCAGTGGGGGAAGAAATAATGGGTTGGATCGCCGCATGTGTGCTGGTCGCCCTGCTTTTGCCCATTGGGGCCATGCTGTATCTGGACATCTTGGAAGCCAAACACGAAGTCAAACAGCAAATGGAAAAGGTTGAACGGTTAAGACGAGAAGTTGAAAGGGAACGACGTGAAAAGAAGCCTAACGATACTATTTCTGATAACCCTGTATTTGATCGGGTGCGAAGACCGTTTTCGTTACCCTTGCCAAAACCCGACAAACTGGAATAACCCAGAATGCAAACCCCCGATCTGCACTGCCACTGGCACTTGCCCAGAACAGCTTACCAAACCTGAACAGGAGAAAAAGTGATGCCTACTGTTGCCTACAAAACAAACAATCGCCTGACCGCCGAAGAAATTGAAGTGCGCGTCTGGGCTTTTGTCATTGTGACTTTGGTCAGTATCCTGCTTGGCGCAATGGCCATGTTCCTCTACTCGGTCACGTTTGTCCAACAACCCATGTCGGGCATGGCGGCAATCGACAAGATATATACCGGGCAGATCAGCACCATCATGGTGTTCATCACAGGCGTTCTGGGTGGTGTGGCTGGACGATCAGGTATCAAGGCTGTGGCCACCGCCATATCCAAGTCCGAGGCCAATGACAACGACGAGCCATGAAGGGTTTACTCTCTGGATTGATTGCTCTGCTGCTGACTTTCGGCGGCGGGTATTTCTACGGCAAGTATGTCGAAAGGGAAGCCCAGCAGGTGGAAGTTGACCGCTTGAACACCGAAGCACGGGCCAAAGAACAGGCTCTAGCCACTGCCGTAACCACCACCGCTGATGCACTAAGGAAGACCAATGAAAAAGCTAAACTGGCCACAAAAGAGCGCGACGCTGCTATTGATTCTGGTGCTCTCAGGCTGCGCGTCAAAGCGACCTGCCCCGTACCAGCCGCCGCAGATCCCAGCCCTGCCGCCGGAGATAGTGGAGGAGCGCCATCAGCCGAGCTTGACCGAGAGACTGCTAAAGCTCTTGTCGCCATAGCAGAAGAAGGCGACCGCGCCATCACCAAACTGAACGCTTGCATTACCCTGTACAACAACGCTAGGAGCGCCCAATGAACCTCTCCCCCAACTTCTCATTGCACGAACTGACCAAATCTGAGACTGCCTTGCGCTTGGACTTGGACAACACACCTGACGAACAAGCCACAGAAAATCTGCGCCTGCTGTGTGAGAAAGTGTTGCAACCCGTGCGTGACCACTTTGGCAAGGGTGTCAAGGTGAACTCTGGATTTCGCGCGCCAGCCGTCAACCAAGCTACCGGAGGCTCGAAGTCCTCAGACCATTGCCTTGGCCGAGCTGCCGATATAGAGATCCCAGGTGTTGCCAACGCTGATCTGGCGCAGTGGATCATGGACAACTTGGAATACACCCAGCTCATCCTTGAGTTCTACACCAG